TTGAATTTTTTCTTTTGATGGCATACCATATTCTGCACCCATTTCTCCATGTTTATATTTTTTCATAATTGGTTGTGGCATTATTTCCTCCTAATAATCTTTTTCATTTGCTTTCTTCCAAAATGAAGATTGCACATGATTGTTTGGTTTGCTTGGATAATCTTTAGTACTTATTTCTGGGTCAGCTTCTCCGCCATACGCAGATAAGTTAAGATTTTTCATTTTATCCTTTTTTTTAGGATAGGGCATACCAAGGTCTCCCTGTTTATATTTTTTCAATACTGGTTGTGGCATTTAGCCCTCCTTTATTTTTTCTTTTAAATAATCAATTAATTTTGGATTATCTACAAGAACTGTTGTTAGCCCATTAGTTATACCATTAACTACATGTTCTTCTGTTTTTTCATCTAATTCCATATTCCATTGATATACTATTGCATGTAGTATTTCATGAATTAAAGTATTAGCATGAGAAACACCTTTTTCATCGGCAGTATAACCGATAACTCCTTCTTTAGAAAAAAATTGTCCTTGTGCTTCATTAGCACTTGCAACAGTTTGTTTCCATTCTTCTAATTTATAACTTCTATAACCAACTTTAATTTTTTCTGGTATATGCATTAATATCCAAATATTCGGTCAGCAGGTTTAAAATTATTTTCTTTATTCTGTTTCATAAACGGGTCATTAGCATTACTATTAGGATGTAATGGTCTTGACATTACTCCATAACGTAAAGCATCATACGCATGGTCTTCTGCATGTGTATCTACATCTTCTGGATTATGTTTATCCGTTGGTAGAAGAGGTAAAGTTCTAAGTAAATTTCTACAGTTATTAAATATTTTTAATTTAGGTTCACCACTTTTTTCATCAATAGATAATCTTTTATGTAATTCTAATTTTCCATTAACTCTACTTTTTGGTGACCTATCTGATGGTCTCCATTTACATCCTTCTCTAATCATTGTTTCTGCAATACTAGGGCCAACATCTCCACGTCTTGCCCATGTAGAAGAATCTAACATTCCATATCTTATGTATTCACCTTGTTCAGCATCTAATACTTTTCTAGCAAATACATCTGCTGTTACTCTTTTTGTATATAATTCTCTATATACCCATAAATTGTTATCGAAATCAATAGCAATCCATAAACAACAAGCAGCAGAAGAATAACCCCAGTCACAAGTACGAAACCTGTGCCAATTACGAGGTATTTCAAAAGGTTCACTAATATGTTTAACCACATCAAATTCTGGAAACGCACAATCTTCAAACGCACTCCAATCACCTTCTAAGAATTGTTTTCTTTGTACTTCTGGTAATGATGATAACATTACAAGATAATCATCTGTTTGCATTAGATATGGATTATCTTGAAGTTTAGCAGGTATAAATCTTCTTGTAATTTTTTTCTGACCTGCTATAGTATCTATTATAACATCAAATCTTTTTCCAGGTTCTGCAGGGTCAACAAACATATCTTTAACCCATAAAGAACCTATATTACCTGGATTTCCTGTAGCTCTCATATATACAGGTATTTCCGGGTCTACACTTCTGAGGGAGGAACGCAAAAAGTTATAGATTTCTGGAGTAGGATATTGAGGTAACTCATCTATTCCTATCCAAGTATAAGATTGTCCTTGGTAACGAAGAACGTCAGTTAAGTTTTCTGCATAACCAAATTCAATTCTAGCTCCAGATGGAAATCGCCATTCTTTTTCTTGCTCTCTCCATTTAGCACCTGGAAATGCTTTACCATATAATCTTTGAGAATGATTAATCATATCTCTAAGTTCTGGCATAGAACGTCTTAATAGTAGACATCTATGATTTTCTTTGTGACAATACCTAAGTGGGTCAATAAGCATGGCATATGATTTGCCACCACCTCTTGCTCCACCATAAAATACTTCTCTTTCTGAAGCTGCTAAGAACTGTGTTTGTGGCCCTTCATTAGGTTGAAAGATAACATTTTCTTTTACATGTTCTTTAACATTAGGTGTTAATTGCTCAACATCTGTAGTTTCTATAACAGAAGATTTCTTTCCTTCCAGGGCATTGCTAGTTTTAATAATAGCATCCCTTTTTTTTCGGGCATTTACAAGTTCACTTTTAGTCTTGTCTATTTTTTTCTTTTGTTCTTTAAGAGATTGTCTTGCTGAAATTTTTGCTTTTTCTTCTACGCTAAGACTTCCTCTTTTTCTTCCTGTACTTGATTTTGGTTTTGGTGGTTCGATTTCTGACATAATTTTCGTAAACCTACGTGACTAATTTTTCTTCCTGTTTTTCTTTCTAACCAAGTCGCAACTTCTCTATAAGAACAATTACTAGTAAATTCTTTAGCTTCTTTTAATGCATCCAATTCTTCTGGTATTGGTTCAAGATACTTAGGGTCATCAGATAATTTATAACCAAAAGGAATTGTAGAAGTTCTACGTTTGAGCATCTTTTGGAGGTAGTATAAATATTCCGTGAGCTACTTGAGCATTAATATCTACTTTTTCTCTTTTAACTATTCCTACTCTATCTAATATTTGTTTAGCAGCTTCCATTCGTATATTTGCTGCAGGAGTAAGGCCATCTTCATCTAGTGCATTTACTAAACCCATAACTGCTTTTGGTGAATGCATAGCAAGAATACCTTCTGCTTTTTCCACAATATTATTTTTTAAACTCTTGACAACGTTTGGATATGATGTTGGAGCATACCCTGCAAGTTCTGCTGCTTTTTTAGGATTGCCTTGTGCTTCACCAAATAAAGCGGATATAAAACTTTGTTGTTGTTCTGTTAATTCTTTATTTTCTTTTTTTATCGGTAACATTATTAAATCCAAATGTTTTTTTAAAAGCCGCTATTAATCCATATGGGTCATCATGAGGATAACCAATATTATTTAGTTTTGGCTCTTTTACAGCCACCTTCTTTTTTGCTTTGATTTTTCTCTTCTTTGTTTTGACCATTCTGGTGCTTCCTTTATCATTCCTAGTTTTTCTTGTGCGTCTCTTTCTTTAAAACCAATTTCTGCAGATTCTAAGATTTGTTCTCTGGCTTTGTCTTCTTTTCCACCCACATCTGATATAATAGATAAGTTAGGAGCAGATATAACTCTTCTAATATTATTATCCCTACACGGAAAATTTCTTTTACTGATAGGAAGGTGTTCTGTAAATCTTTCCCCAGTTTTTTTATTTTCGTATTCATATAGTGGCATTATTTCTTTTTATTTCTATTAGCAAACTTTTTAGCTGCAGCTACAGAACCAAACCCCCATTTTTTAAGTGCTAATGCTTTTCTTGTAGGTCTGCCCTTTGAATCTTTCATTGGGCCTTTCATACCTGCAAATCTTGCAGCAAAAGATACTCTTCGGGGATTTGTTCCTTTAGGCACTGGTGCTTTTAAATTACCACCATCTTTTCTTTCAAAATGTTTACGGCCTGCTTCGTTTAATCCACCTTTAGGATTTTGATATTTTTTTAGTACCATTCTTTACCAATTTTTTTAAAACTTTTGATTGTTTCTTATGTGATTTAGATGCTTTATCTAAACCTTTAGCAACTTTTTTAATTTTTTGCTTTTGTCCTGCTTTCATTATTTCTTTGCTGTTTTAGCAGCTCTTTTAAATTGTGAAGCAGTAGGTGCACCTTTAGCTCCCACTTTTCTCATTTTTTCTTTACTACCTGCTTTTATTCTTTTTCTTTTAGCATGTATGTTTGCATATAATCCAGGTTTTTTAGGCATTGTTTGCCTCATATGATGTATGTTCACAACATTTACATTCACATTCTCCACCACAACATGAGCCACCATTTGAACAATGGCACGCATGTCCACATGTTTTACAATTTCCGCAATCATTTGGTTTCATTACTTTTTTCCTGCTTTTTTATTTCTTGGAAATGACCTATTTGATTTCTTTGTTCTAAGTGTCAAGTTCTTTTTTTTATTATTTAGTGGATTACCATCTTTATGATGAACATCCATACCATTCTTCTTACCAACTAAACTATTTGCTTTATTTCTCGCAGCCCTTCTTTTCTTTTGAGTAGGTTTTGCGTGATAATTATCGTATTCTTTTCTATAGTTTCTAGTTGGCATACATTGATTTAGATTTTTTAGCCTTTTTATCTGCTCTCATTTTAGTTGTTGCAGATTTAGCTTTAGCAGTAGCTCCTTTTCCCATAGCTTTTTTCATTCCTGCCATTTTTTTGCTAGGTTTTTTACCTAATTTTCCGTAAGCCATATATTTTCTCCCTAAATTATATTTTTTATTATTTTTTCCACAAATTTGTAGTCACCCATGCGACTATACCGGAACTTATGAAACTTTTTGAAATTTTTTTGTAGATTTTCTTTATGTTTTTGTTTATCTTCATTAGATTTTGCATTATAATATTCTTGACTTTCTTTAATTATATCTTCTTTTAAGCTGAACAGGCTAGACATTCTTCTTCTTCAGTATCATTTACTTGTATTTTTGCCTTTTTAAGTTTATCATTTTCTGCACGGAGAGCAATTCTGTCGTCATAAGCCTTTTCAAGTTTCTTATACAGATAATTTTTATCTTCTTTTAATAAATCTACGTCTTTTCTTAACGCAGAGACTGTGTGTGTTAATTCTGTAATCATTTCATTTGTTGTCATTTTGTTCTCCAGGCTTTAGGGTATAGAAACCAATGGAAAACTTCTGAATCCATCGGTAGTGTATCGTTGGAACTCGTGTTTATCGTGGTGAGTTCCCAGACCACCAATGGAATTTATGTATTATTAGTTAAAGTGTAAAGCCTCTGTAAAAATTATAGAGTGTGTGCTATCTTACCTAAAAAATAATACATACCCTCTATTATAGTAATCATTGATTTTTTGTCAAGTACTTTTTTTATTTTTTTTATTTTCTTGACAGATTTGTAATAGTTGGTATAATAGAAATGAGACCTTAGAGGCCCCCCTTATGTATATAGGTAGGGTACTTAAAGTAACTTTAAAGTTGCCGGGAAGATGCCGCCTAGTCTAGTTAACATTCATTTATAGTATTTTTCCAGTGAGTGCGTATTCATAAGTATGGGGGGTAGGGGGGTGGTCTGGCAGGGTCTCTTTATAAATTCAAAAGATTTCTTTAATTAAGATTGATTGAACTTTAGTACTATCATTATATCCTTATAGCTTTTCCAGAAAATTACGCTCGCATGCAAGCATGCTCGCTAATGACCTCACAAGAATGTTCCTTAAATGTTCTTTCCGTGTAGACTTTAAGTGTGTCTATATTGACAGCTAAAGCTGACTTTAAGTAATTCGTGAGTACCTTGGCAGGTACTATCATAAATTCGTTCTAGTTTTGTTCTAGTTTCCTATGGGAACAAGGAAAGACAGCCCAAAAGTTTTAATCTCTTAAGACGTCTTAACGAATAAGCCCCAGAAAACAGCCATTTATTTATTCAATGGAAACTAGAGATTTCACGTGAAAAGAATAATTTATTTTCAATAAATGTGCATTATTAATTTGACATTAAAAGCAAATCGTAGTATTCGTAAGAAATGATTAATAACGTTAAAAACACAGATAAACTTAAGATTAGCTTAAGAGATGTGCGACTAACAGAAAGCGACTATATGACTAAATCAAATATGACTACCGAGCAAAACTTAAAATCAGTTTTAAGTAATGCTCTTAAGAATAGCAATAAAGAGATTAAGAACCAATCAAGCGATATTCATAATATGAACCTTGCTTGTGTGCCTTATATTCAAGAAGAAATTAAAAAGGGCAGTAATATCAAATGGACTATTTCAGAAATTCAAAACAGAATGAAACAGCTTGTTGAATATGCTCCTCAAGATAAAGATGAGAGAAATCCTGCTTTTGAAATGAGAGTTCTTGCAAGTGCTGAACAAATTGTCTTAAAACTTGAAAGAGTAAATCCAAATGCATTTGGACAGTATGACAGCAAAGGGAATTGGCAAGACCACAATGCAGAAACTAAAACTACTAATGTTAAGAATTATAATGTTAAGTTTAATGATACAGAAAATGGCTTTGATTTTAATGATAAAGGCGAATTAGTTATTGCAAATAAATTCATTAAACCAGTTATTGAAAATGATGTGAAAGTATCTGACAATGTGACCAAGAAAGAGAAATTTGCGAACCAAACTACAACAAAGCAAGTTATTTCAAAAGCGTTAGCGACTGGATTTTTCTCAAGAGCTTACCCACAAGCGAAGAAGAAAAGAGCAACTAAACCACTAACAGAAAATCAACATATTGAAAATGCTGAAAAGTTAAGTAAATTTGTTAATGATATTAATGTTGTTTATGTTGGTTATGTAAAATCTGGCGGTAAATCTGGAAATGCTGAAAGACTACCAGAAGAACAAGCAAAGGTTTTAATGACTTTAAAAGATGATATTAATACAATGCTTGGCAATCGTGGTAATGCTGAAGATTTAGCATTTGAGATTGAAGAAGGATTGAAAAGAAAAGCAGTATAATATAATTTAATATATAATTTTATAAGCCCACCTTTTAAGGTGGGTTTTTCTATTTCTACTATCATAATTGAGCTTTATTACTAT